GGGCGGCCTGGGCATCCTCGAATGACGCGGCGGCTATCTGGGAGGACCCCGCCGCCGTGTCGGATTCCCTGGCGAAAGCGCCGGTAGCGGCTCCGGCCTGTTTGTGGGCCAGGGCCAGGACGGCGGCGGCCTTCGCGGCATCGTAGGCGGTGCCGGTGAGTTTGTCGGTACCGTCCGCCGCCATTTGTGCCTTGACGGCGGAGTCTTTCAGGTTCAGGCCCAGGGCCTCCGCCGGGTCCGCCTCACCTTTGAGGGCGGAGGTGAGGGCATTCACCGCGTCCGTGGTGGTCCCGCCCATGGTGGCGGCCAGGTCAGCGGCCAGGGAGATCATGTCCGTGGTGGAGGAGGCGGCCTGGTCCTGGGACAGGCCCATGGACTGCATGGTGGCGCCGGCTTCCGCCGCCAGCTGGTTGTAGGCGGAGGAGGCCAGGCCCACGTCCTGGGCACTGGTGGCCGCGTAGGACGTGACCGCCCCGGCGGCGGAGCCGAAGACAGTTTCCACGGCTCCCATGGACTGCTGGGCGGCACTGGCCGCGTCCGTGGCCTGTTTCCCCATGGCCAGCAGGGCGGTACCGACCACCGCCGCCGGTACCGCCAGCTTGCCCAGGCCCGACTGGAAGCGGTCCATCCTGGAGGCCGTCTGGTCCAGGTCACCGGCCGCCTGGTTGGCGTTCACCAGGATATCTATGATGACGTCGGCGCGTCCCATACCCGTTACCTCCGATACTGTTTCGCGCGGTCCTCCAGGACCGCCATGACGGTGGACAGGATCTCGTCAGGCTCCGCCCACCACTGGGCGGGCGCGGTGGACGTGGCCACCGCGATCTCCACCACTAGACGGTGTCTAGTTCCGGGGGGATAGGGGGGGCCGTAACCTGGCCGGGGTTACTCACCTCCAGGCACTCCTCCTCCGAGAATCGTTCCCACGTCATGTCTTTAGGAATGTGGCCCTCCCGGAGGCCGGCCCGCCAGGCCACGAACGTCAGCCACTGGACGGGGGACTTCTGGGCGGGCGCCCACCCGTTCTTACCGGCGGTCCGTTCGTAGCGCAGCAGGTCAGGGTTCAGGGTCTGGGCGTCCCACTCCCCGCCGTCCGCCATCACCACGTGGACCCGTGGATTCTTTAACGCACTGTCTCCCATGGCTTTACGCTCCTCTCACCTGGGCGGCGGCGGCGGCCGCCGCCCGTTCGTACAACGCCAGGACCGCGTCCTGGTTGGCCTGGAGGCCCGTTCGCATGTAGTGGCGGCCCCGGATACCCCGGCGCGCCCACCCGCCCTCCTGGACCCCCGCATAGACCACCCCGGTGGCCACCGCCACACGCTCCGGCCCGGCGGTCACCGTGATGGAAGCGGCCAGGCGGCCCGTCCGGCGGGGCGCCCCGCGTTGCGCCGTACGTGCCACCAGGGCGCCCGCCTCACGGTTCACCGCGTCCAGGTTGCGGAGGTCGTCGGCGGCGGCCCGGAGGGTGCGGGCCACCTCGTCCGCGCCCCGGACCTTGACCGAACTCACGGAGCGGGGACCGCATACGTGTATGTGGGTTTACCCGTCAGGCTCCAGGTAAAGTCGGAATTCATGGTGTCGCCATAGGCGTCCGCCCCGAAATCCAGGGGGTCGATAATCAATGTTCCGGTGGCCGCCGTGGTGTCCCCGGTATTCGGGGTGAATGTATATGTCTGCTCCGTGCCGGCGGCCTCCTGGGATAATGCGAACAACCCATCGGCGCCGGATTCCGTATCCACGTCGATATTGCCGGTGAATTGGTAGGAGTACTGGGTGGAACCAGGCTTGACGGTGCCGCAGAGTTTCGTCTGGGAATCCCCCTGGTCCTTTGTCATGGTGATTCGCGCCGAATTGATCAGGCAGGACGCGTCAATCTCACTGCCCGTTTCCCCGATTTTCAGCGTGCCGGGGCCGAATACTGGCATTGTCTATTCTCCTATCCGCTGGGTGTAAATCATTTCGTAGCCCGGTAGGGGGGCGCCCTGGTCCGGGACTAACAGGTCAATGGCGCGGGCGGTGACGGGGGCGCGGCCCATGGCGGCGGCCACCTGGTCCAGCAGGGTGGACAGGTTGGCCAGGGCGGTGGCGCGCCCGGAGTTCGCCACCACCGCCGCCAGGGTGAACTGGGCATCCCAGTAGCCCTTACCGAACCGATACGACAGGAGCGGCACCGCCACCAGGACCGCCGGAGGGTTCAAGTCCCGCTCATCCACGGTGGCCTGGACCCCGGCGGCCAGTAGCTGCTCCACCACCGCCTGGGCGGCGCCCTGGAGGTCCACGTCAGCCCACCAGGGGGCGGCGCCACGGACCCTGGCGGAGCGCCCGCTGAATCTCCGGGTCATACGCGGACACGTAGACCAGTGACTCCGCAAAGGATTCCAGGCCGCCGGGGGAGTTGCGGCGGCGGACCAGGCGGGCGGCCAACTGGACACCCGCCTGGTACACCTCCGCATCTGGCACGTACGTGGCGGACTCTGGAATGTCCGGGGGGACGGGTAGCACGTACACCCACCGGTCCGGCCTGGCGGACTGGACCTGGGCCTCCACGGCGGCGGCACAGCGGGTCACCAGGGCATCATCCGTGGACGGGGTCCCGTTCAGCCGTAGCCACTCCCGCACGTCCGCCGGGGACAACCAGGCGGGCACGAAGACCACCGGCTCCGGGGCGGCGGCGGTCATGGTCACTTCGCCTTGCTGGGCCGGTCCTGGGACGCGGCCAGCGGGAGGACCGGCGCCAGGCCGGTGGTCACCAGGGCCACGGGGTTATTGACGATGGACGCGCAATAACCGAACACTCCCAGGTCCACCCCGCCATTAGCGATATTCTGCGCCTGGATGGCCAGCGGTGGATTCTTCCATTCGTAGAACGTGGCCGCCCGGCGGTCACCCGCGAGAATCGTATTGTCCGGGAGGGTGGCCTCCAGGAACATGGAAATACCGCCCACGGTGGCGGTCCCGCCGGTGAGGGCGGCGGACCCGCCGTACAGCCACGGGGCCTCCTGGTTGGGAATGCCGATAAGGGCGGACCAGAGGTCAGCGGAAATGGCCACGAAGGACATGCGGGCACCGCCGCCCAGGGCCGCGAAATACTGGGCCAACTGGTCCAGGGCGCCCAGGATATTGTCAGCGGTGCCCACCACGGGGGTGGCCTCCGCCAGGAGCCACGCGGCCACCTGGGACTCCGTGAGGACCGCGTAGTTCTCCGCCTGGTACCGGAAATAGCTACTGACGAATGAGCCGTCGCCCAGGTCGATAAAGGCGCGGTCGATATCGTGGGCGCCCGCAATTCTGGTGGCCGTTTCGGACACCACCGTGACCCCGTACCCGCCGGGGGACGGGACCGCCGTCTTGTTCCCCGTGTAGGGGGCCACTCCGAACGCGGGACGGTTCACCCGAAACCCCGTGACGGTAAAGGATGTGAGCGGGGCCTTGCCGATCACGTCAATGAGCGGACGCTCCGTGTAGGCGGTGGTCCACAACTCCCCCAACCATTGTGGGCGGAACAGGGCCTGGTTCTGGGCGGGGTCCGTGGGCGGGACCACGTCCGATAGGGCGGCACGGAGGGCACCCTCCGCACCGCCGGACCGCCATCCAGCGGTGATCCGCTCCACGGCCTGATCAAAGGTCATGGGGGCCACCGGGCGCGGCGCCACCATGTACCCGCCGCCGGGTGGATTCCAGGCGGCGGCCACCTGGGCAGGGGGGGGAGCCCAGGGGGCCGCCGGGGCGGCGCCCCAGGGCGCCGCCGGAGGAGCGGCCGGAGGAGCCGCTGGCATGAGGGTAGGCGCCGGAACGGGTGAGAGGACCGCCTGGCCCGCGAAAGCTGCTCCTGGGGCCGGCTGGGCGCCGCTGGCGGCCACGTGCGTCACCTGGGACCCCACGAACGCGGGCACCGCAACCAGGGAGCACTCCCGCCAGGCCCCGGCGGTGACATCCAAGACACCGTCCGCGCCGGGCGCGGCGGCCTCCACCTCCACCCCCACGGACAGGCCGTCCCGGAGGCCGGAGGCGGCGGACTGGAGGACCGCGTCACCGGCAGGGCCAGGCGGCACGGTGAACGTC